TGGTGCACTGGATTGAGCAGCGGGATGCAAAGGGCAGGCCTGTAATGGCTCCGCGAATCGTGTTGCTGGATACGGACGGAGAGACATATGTGACCGTTTCGGTCGGCGTATACAATGCGCTGAAAAACATCGCGCAAACGCTCTGGATGCCGACGCAGGAACATCCGATTAAAGTAACGCCGGTAAAGCGGCAGGGAAAACACGGCTATCAGTTCACAACGATTGAAGTCGTAGCGTAAACAAAAGCCGCCTGTTCACCGCGCAGGCGGCTAATCTTATACTATAGGGGTTATACGATGGAAATTAACGTGATGGATGAAAACGAAGTCAGGCATATGTATATGCAAGGTTTTACAGTAAAACAGATCGGGGAAATCATGTATAAACAGGCACAAAAACGCCTGAAAGAGGAAATAACCAAGTATACAGAATGGACGATTGCCAACTTTAAATACTGGGAGGAAGACAATGAATAACGATATTGATATGGTGAAAGCCATAGCTTTTAGAAAGCGAATAAAATATGCAGGCGATATTGTCGAACAGCTTATGCTGGCTGGTTGGGATCTGCATACAGCTATTTTGTTCGTTGAAAATTTACCGGATGCTGAAGGAGAGGCCGATTATATCTAACGCACGAAATCCGCATAAAGGAGAGGCTACACATGGATAACTGTAAATGGATCAGCGTTAAGGACAGGCTGCCGGAAGATGGCAGACCAGTTCTGTTATATTTATGCGGCAAAGAAGTATATACATATACATATCAATGCGCAGGTTTTTATGTTAATAGAGACAACATAGCAGATGTATACGCCAGGAAAGGGTGGTATGAGCTATGTTATAATGGCGACTACGGGGATAATTTTATAGAAGACACGGTAACGCACTGGATGCCGCTGCCGAAACCGCCAAGACATATGGGAGGAAAGTGAAGATGCTTCAAAAATACGTCTGCATGAGCCGCTGTACTAAATATCTTATGCTTAACGGCACACGATGCACTTGCAGCAATCCGCAGCACTTTAAATGCCCGGCAGGGTACACGCCGACATTTTACAGTATTGATTATTTGCAAAACACAATAAAGGAGGTTTCCAAAACTTATGCAAAAGATTAAAAGCCGGTATGGCGTATATTACGACATGTCACAAAGCCCATATCAGTATCACGACGGCAAGACGGGATATGTCCTGTATTTTTCCTCGCGCTTTAATCGGGAGCGGTTTGAAAAGTACCTGCCCGAATGCCTGCGAAACCTGATAAACCGCACGGAATGCGTTGGGGTGGGCGTAGATTGCACGGCGATGTCGCTGTTTATGGCATATACCACGGTTGAAGGGAAACGGCGAAAAAGTGTACAACGCCCCGTATGAAGTTGTGGTGTAAGGAGGGCATGGGATGGCGATACCAAAGAAACGGCTGGAACGGATTAAGCAGCTTGAAGCGAAAGCCGATGCGAAGTATAAGCGGATCAAAAAGCGGTACGGATATGAATTTTCAATTGATAAGCGGATAGCGTCTGAAATGTCTGCGAAGCAGGCGCGGGAATATGAAAAATATCTGGAAGAATATACGTCGCGTCGGACGAACCGCTTTGTAAATTTGGGAAACGTGTACGTGCCTGCTTCCGATGTGCGCCAGTTAAAGGAAAATATGAAGCGCTTAAATAAGCTGCGCAGGGAAGAATTCGCGAAAATTAAAGATAAGCCGATTGTAACGCAGGGTAAAGAACGGCCGACAACGGTAGCCGAATACGCGGCTACAATGGCTCCGACACGGGAGAACCCCTTTTATAACTATCTGTATGAAGAGACATTTAACCCGGAAACCATAGAAAGCCGCGAGCAGTTTGAACGGCTGACTGAGCGTGTGGAACGGCAGTCAACGCCTGAATACCAAGCATGGCGCAAGAACATCATGTATCAGAACTTTATTGACAGCTTAAACTATCTTGCGGACATGGTTGACGAAGATATTTCCGATATTCTGGAGTATTTCGGCGGAATGTCCTTTGAAGATTTCTATATGGTTTATATGCGCAACCAAGACCTGAATCAAATATTTATCAATACCAAGGAAAACTGGGTAGATGTGCAGCGGAAGATTGACGAAATCCGAGCGACACTCAACCTAGAAACAGCAAACATGGAAGTTGCGGAAATGGTTCAGGATATTAGTGGGCGCATACAAGACATAGATGATACTTTAAAAGAAGTCGGGAGGTAATATCTTGAAGCGGTACTGCGCAGACTTTGAAACAACAACTGATCCGAATGACTGCCGGGTTTGGTTGTGGTGCACGATCAATATTGACGATCTTTCCGAAAGGCATTATGGGACGGACATAGCAAGCTTTTTTGAATGGCTGCCCACAAAAGGCTTAACGGAGATATATTTCCATAATCTTAAATTTGACGGGCAATTTTTGCTGTGGTATATGCTCCACGAAACGGACTTTGCCTACGATGAAAAAGGGGGAGAACATTCTTTTCATACGCTGATAGGCGACAGTGGAATCTTTTACATGATTGAAATGGTTCTTGCCAAAAAGCATAAAAACGTGGACAAAATAAAGTTTCTGGACAGCTATAAGAAACTGCCGTTCACGGTAAAGAAGATTGCGAAGGATTTCGGGATAGAGGAATCCAAAGGCGAAATCGACTACACCAAAAAACGGCCGTTAGGTTATGAACCCGATGCGAACGAGATGGAATATGTAACAAATGACGTGCTCATCGTATGCAAGGCGCTCAGACAGCAGTTTGAGCAGGACTTGACAAAGATGACGATATCCTCGGACGGTTTGAACTTTGCCAAGGGTCAAATCGGTAAAAAACGTTGGCAGGCATTGTTTCCCGGTGCTGGATGTATCGATAGATGACGATATCCGCCGAAGCTATAAAGGTGGAGCAGTCCAGGTTCATCCGGGACGGGAAGGCCAGACGGTATATGACGGCGCATCGTTTGACGTAAACAGCATGTATCCATGGGCGATGTTGCAGCCGATGCCGTGCGGGGTGCCGATTTTCTTTGAAGGGAAATATAAACCCGACCCGGATTATCCGCTTTATATCCAGCACATACTATGCGAATTTAAAATCAAAGAAGGCTATATACCTACGATTCAAATCAAAAACAACCTGTCGTACCAACAAAACAAATATCTGACCGAGAGTGTCGAGCAGACGCATCTGTATTTGACTTCTGTTGACCTTAAGCTGTTCTTTGACCATTATGACGTATATAACTATGAATATATCAATGGATGGAAATTTCAGGTGGTCTACGATATATTCAAGCCATATGTAGAATACTGGTACGAGATAAAGAAAACAGAAACAGGGGCAAAGCGGGCGATTGCCAAACAGATGCTTAACGCTTTTTATGGAAAAACCGCAAGCCGGGTACATATCAAAAGTAAAATCCCTTATATGGGAGAGGATGATATCGTGCATTATAAATACACAGAGGAAGAGACGAAAAAACCCGTATATACGGCGGTTGCCTCTTTCATCACCAGTTATGGCCGGGACAAAATTTTACGGACAGCACAGTCATTAGGCGGAACCCGGTCTGATTCCTATTTCTGTTATATGGATACCGATAGTGTACACACCTGCAATCTAAGCGTAGAAGATGCGGCAAAATATATCGATATCGATCAAAGCCGGTTAGGCGCTTTTAAACTGGAATACACCTGTAAGCGCGCGAAATACATCCGCCAGAAATGCTATATCGAGGAGCAGGAATTTACCGACGGGACGCAGACGTACACAAATTATATCCGCAAATGCGCAGGTATGCCGGAAGATGTCAAGGAATGGATATCGTGGGATGCTTTTAACCTTGGCTTTGAATTTGACCCCGAATCGGAAAACCTGCCAAAAGACCTCATTCGCAAAATCAAATCAAATGGCGTGGACATCAACAATCATGCGGCGTTTCGGCATGAGGTGGAACGGTATGCCAAATTACAGCCCGTAAATGTCCCGGGCGGCGTAGTCCTGAAGCCGATAAGATTCAGCATAAAACCATAAATTTTATTGACAAATCTCCCAAAAAAAGCTATGATGAATGCGGGCAGTATTCGCAAGCGGAAAGGTGGTGATGCTGTGGACTGGCATACATTTGTCAAATGGTTGCAGATAGCGGGGTCTGTAATCGTAGGAGGGATTAGCTTTTTCGTGGGAGAAATAAACGGGATATTAATAGCGCTGTTAATATTTATGTGTTTGGATATCGTGACCGGGATCACCAAGTCCATTATCAAAAAGACCTTATCATCGTCTGTATCCTTTACTGGACTGTTGAAAAAGGTTTTGATAGTGTTTGTCGTAGGCGTAGCCAACATTATCGATGTTTACGTTCTCGACACCGGGGAGGTAATCCGAAACGCCGTTATTTTCTTTTACATCACGAATGAACTGATTTCTGTATTTGAAAATGTTGTAGAGTGCGGCGTCCCTATCCCGCAGAAATTAACGGACGTTCTTGCACTGATAAGCAAGAAAGGAGATTCCGCAGATGGGAATCATGAATCAGCCGATGAATGAAGAGTATAAGACGCGGCTGGAAGCAATGGAAAAGAATATCGAGACAATCACTGCGGCGCTGCAGGGTATCGACGGCTATAAAGATCAGCTTTCGGCACTGAATAGCCGGCTGGACGAAATTAAAACCTCGACCGGCGCGAGCATCGATAAGCTTAGAAACGATACGTTTGATGCCCTGAAATGTATTTCGGCCGCAGATCCGCCCGTAAATACCCCGGCGGACACTGACCCCGAAATTCCAAGCATTAACGAGTTCATTATGGCAGAATAGAAAGGAGAAAAAACAAATGGCTGCAAGTAAACTTAAAAGCGTTTCGGCGCTGACCGCAGACATGCCCGCGTTTCAGAACGTGCTGAGAGCGCAGATGTCTGCATCCTATCAGGACAGGATCCCTGTAGCTACACAGGAAAATCTTGCGCAGACCGCTGTGGCTGTTCTGGAAAATCCCGTATACGCGAACGAATATCTTTCGGCGCTGGTGGATCGTATTTTTTACGCCTACATTCACGAATACTCTCTCAGCAATAAGTTTGCCGAGTTCAAGCGCGGGTTCGTGGAGTATGGGCGTACTATGGAAGAGATCGGCGTTGACATTATCAACGCAGAAATGTACGATCCTGAGGTTGCGGAAACTACGGTTTGGAAACGTAACATTCCGCCGGTATCGGCCATTTTCCACACGATCAACCGTGAAAACTTCTACACGGTCACGCTGGAAAATGAACTGCTGCGGCGTGCGTTTGTGGACGGCAATGCTATGACCCGTCTTGCGAATCAGATCATCAATACGCTGTACAACTCGGACAACTATGATGAGTGGCTGATTTTCAAGAATCTGTTCTCAGCGTATAACGCTGCGCAACTTTTCTACCCGGTTGTCATTACCGAACCGACCGACGCCGACACCGCAAAAAGCTTTATTCAGCAGGTGCGCGCTACGATCACTTCTATCGGCCTGCCGAGCCGGAAATATAACTCGCTCGGCCTGATGCGTGACAGCCGGCCGGAAGATCTGGTACTGTTCATGAAACCGGAGCTTGAAGCGCTTGTCGATGTGGAAGTTCTCGCCGCTGCGTTCAACATGAGCAAAGCCGAGTTCCTTGCGCGCCGCGTAGTGATTGACGATTTCGGTACGGGAACCGATGATATTCAAGCTGTGCTTGTGGACCGTAACTGGTTTGTGCAGTATGACACGGTTTTCCGCACGGAGGAAATTTATAACCCGAAAGGGCTGTACTGGAATATCTTCCTTCACCATCACGGCATTTACAGCACCTCCCGGTTTGCGCCGGCTGTGGCGTTCACGACCAAAGCCTCCAGCGCTGCGACCATTACGTTGAATCCGAGCGCGCCGAGCCTTGCAAAGGGCACATCGCAGACGTTTAAAGCCACTGTAGCGGCAACGAGCTCCAGCGGTGACTATGCGCCGCAGAACGTGATCTGGTCTCTGACCGGAAACACCTCGAGCGGCACCACGCTCAACCCGTCCGGTCAGCTTGTGATCAGCCCGCATGAAACGGCTGAATCTCTTACTGTCACGGCAACTTCTACCTTCAACAGTGCCACCAAGGGCACCGCAACTGTTACCGTCACCGGCTAAAGTGCGGGGAGGCCGGAGCTATTCCGGCCTCCCCTTAACTTTTGTGAAAGGAGTTAAGACAGATGGCTGATTATCGAGCCACGCCGACAGCGGGTGCTTATCAAACGACTGTGCAGCTTTTGCGCGTACCGCTGCGGATTGATGATGAAAACCAAATGTATTTTGCAAACCAGACTGCACAAAATAACTATTTTCAGTCGGTGATTTGGAAGTCGCTTCCGAGCCAGACATACCAGCGGGAAAACGCATATTTCCGGGTTGACGATGATTACGACGCGATTGTGACAAATTGCAACTATCTCCGCTATAAGAATGCCATTACCGGCAATAAATGGTTCTATGCTTATATCACCGAGTTTGAATACAAAAATCCCAACACAACATTTGTCCATTTTAAAATCGACGCCTATCAGACATATCTATTTGACATCACATGGAAAGATTGTTTTATAGAACGCGAGCATGTAAAAAGTGATACTATGGGCACGAGGTTTGTAACAGAACCTTTAAATTATCCAAAGGACGTTGTAATTGAGGCCGATATCGATATGCCAAGATTATCAACCGATACGGGTTCTTTTGAAATAACGCCTATTTTACTGCTAACAGAATGCCCCGAGCTTGGCCAGCCATCAGAACAAAAAATAAGCGCGCTAATTAACGGTGTGCCGCAGAGCATGTATTACTGGGTTCCAAGTTATGCGGTTTCAAGCGAGCCTACCTATAACCCAAGTGAATATGTAAATAATATAAATGCCTTTCGGGATCTGCTCATTAAAAATAATAAGATTGATACTTTAGTGGGGGCATTTTGTGTGCCAAGATTTGCGCTTTTTGGCGCAGTTTCGCTGCCAGTAAATACGGACAACGGTGGACATGAGGCCGGCGAAATTATAATAAATTCTAATGCAAATTTCAATAAATATGCAAATAGCGTAAATGTAAGCACAATTATTCCTAGACATTTATATGGCGTGTTTACGCCGAAAAACAATAAAATTTATACCTCTCAGTTTTATGAAATCATTATTACGAATCATCAAGGCGGATATATCGTGTTAAAGCCTGAATATCTAACATATTATAGCTCAAGCAGCACCGGTGAAGATGGATGGCGTTTGAAATATTCGATATTCTGCGGTATCGCACCAGATTCAAATGCTACCCTTAAAATATCAGAAGATAGCTATAATAGCGAATATGGAAATGCCGAAAACTACTACACGCTTTCCGTTGGAGATTTTCCGGTTCCATCTATGACAGGCGATTATTTTAGTAGTTGGCTATCGGGGCATGAAGCATCAACGGGAGCAAGTGCAGCCGCGGGATTAACAACGGCACTAATCGGAGCAACAATGGCGGGAGCAACAGGCGGTGCAGCCGCTGGTGTTGGTGCAACTATGGTTGTAAGCGGGTTAATGTCCGTCGTTTCCTCTATGGCTAGCGTATATGACGCTTCACAAGTCGCTGATCCGTTAAAAACGAACACAAAAAGCACAGGGCGTTTATCAATGGGCTTAACAAAGTTCAGTTGCTATATCCGAACCCTGTCATGGGATAACGCTGAGAAAGTTGACAACTACTTTACTATGTTCGGCTATAAGGTGAACGAATTGAAGGTTCCCGAATTTGGAACACGGCAGTATTATAACTACTATAAGATGCCCGTATGCAATATCACAGGGAATATTCCGCAGACGGCGCTGGATGAGATCCGGGCAAAGTTCCAGCGGGGGATTACACTGTGGAATACGTCTGATGTAGGAAACTACCGGAACGGCAATAATCCGATTGTAACGTCTTAAGGAGGTGAAAAGATGAGCAGACGAAAAAACAAACAGCCGGTCAATTTTGCACCGACTTATGCGGACGGCCTGGCATTTCCGGCATACGACTTGAACGAATATGGACAAAAGTATTTCTATCAAATGACCAACTATGCGCTCAATATGTTCAAGTGGAACAACCTGCCGGACGGCATACCAGAAAAGTTTATCGAGAGCGTACTGTGCTGGAAAGGCTATGCTTGTTTTTCCAAAGCGTTCATGGATAAATATTCTGTGATGGAATGTACTATCGCATCTCCCAGGGATATCTATCTTGAACCAACGCGTATACACCTGTTCGCTGTCAACGGTAATGGGGCGTTCAATAAAGATATTGACGCGGATGAGGGCGTTATGATATATAATAATTATGTCAGAATGCCGACAGCGCCGATGCTCGTAGACTACGCACGGCGGATGGCAGAAGTGGAAGGGTTCCAGCGGGTAAACCTGAATAGCTGCAAGACACCGCTGTTTATCCGCTGCACGCGGGATCAGTACCTGTCCGTGATGAACGCCTATGAGAAATATGAAGGGAACGTCCCGGTTGTGTTCGTAGATGAACACGTAGATATGCTCGATAAGTTTCAGGTGGTGAATACATCTGCTCCGTATCTTGTCGATAAAGCGCAGGTATACAAAAAGCAGATTTGGGATGAAGCTATGCTGTTCCTTGGCATTCGAAACCTGAACAGCGAAAAGCGGGAACGGTTAATTACAGCAGAAGCGGACGGTAATATCCAGCAGATTGAGATGTCACGCTTAGTGATGTTGAACGCACGAAAAGAAGCCTGCGAGCAAATCAATCAGAAGTTTGGACTAAATGTATCGGTAGAATTTCGTACTCTTATCAACTATGGCGACGGCATTATGTCCGATGTCCTCGACAAGGATAGTCTAAAGGAGGTGAACGATGATGCCAGTAACTATGTCCTTACGCCGTCTGGTGCAGTACCTCAACCAAGACAACCCGGCTCAATGGCCAACCGCAAAGGAACAGATTGAGTTCGCCCGGCCGAAGATATTCGATTTTGAATATCCGTTCTTTGATGAGAATAAAAAGGCCGAATTTGAAACGCAGTTTATCAAGCATTTCTTCATGTATGACCTAGGGCTGGAAACGCCGGCATTGTGGGAGTTCCGTCTTGATGAAGTAATGAATCTCATTATGCCGTACTACAATCAGCTTTATGAATCGACTCTGCTGACCATTGAGCCGCTGCGCAATTATATCATGGATGAAACGTTTACCCGTGAAATCAATGATGAAAATAACGCGACAAATAACATTGATACGACGGCAACAAACACCCGTGATACCACAACCGCTGTAACAGGCTCAGAAACGGCCAAAAAGACAGGCGATGACAGCACCGAATACAATACCACGACTACGACGCAAAGCACCTCAGAACGCACTTTAACGAGCACTAACAATAAGTCGGAGCTATACAGCGATACCCCTCAGGGCGTACTTGCGGATTTGGATTATGCAACCGCGCTCAACAACACAAACGATTCGCTCAATCAGTCGGACGATACCACGCAGAATGGCTCAGACAAAAAGACCGGAACCGATACGGTAACGTACAACTCGACAAATGCAATTGAGAAATCGTCGGATGAGACGGGAAAAGTAACCGATAACGGAAACGCAACTAAGCTCGAAAAACTGGCGTCTTTGGGGAAAAAGCTGGAAACGTTCACGAGCAACAAATCGGGTATCATGGGAAATTATTCACCTGCCGATTTGCTTATTAAATACCGGGAAACTTTCCTGAATGTAACGAAAATGATTTTTGAAGATCAGGCAGTTCGCGACCTATTCTTATATGTATTTAATTAAGGGGGTTTTATTATGGCTTTCTTTCATCCTGTGCCCGGCAATCCGTATTGCTGGAACCGCGTGATTCCTGGCGTTCTTACCGATGCAATGACCTATGACGAGATGATTGCACATGCTATGTGGAAAATGGATAAAATCGTCGACTATCTTATCCATACCGTTCCGTATTTGATTCAGGTGGAACTTGACGCGAATTCGGAATCCTGCACGCTGACTGGGTTTCTCTACGACAACTATGAAAAAAGGGAGTTCAATCATACCTTTACAGTCGGGGGTTCGCCGGATGGCAAATATTACGTAAATTACCGCAGCGCTGGTCCCGGTGTTGAACCTATCAGCGAAACAGATGACCCGATTTTTGTTTCACAGGAATACATGCCGATGAACAGCACAACGCTGTATTCCTTTGAAATCACCGGCGGTCAAATACTGCCGGATTCGGTTGAGTTCAATGACCTGTATACGCATATGCATAACACCGACCCGGAAGCGCATAAAGAGCTTTTTGAGGCCGTATATGCAAAGATCGATGACGAGATCGGAAAAGTTAATGCGGCTCTTGCCCAAGAAACCAGTGAACGCAAAGCTGCCGATACACAGTTGCAGGCAAATATAGACGCTGAAAAAACCGCAAGAGAACAGGCAGATACAAATCTTCAGTCACAGATTACGGCAAACGATACGGATATTTCTGGGCTGACTACCCGTATGGGAACGGCAGAATCAAATATTGCTGGGCTTAATGGACGGATGTCGTCAGCAGAAACAAACATTGCATCCCTGCAAAACGAGCTTGCGCAGGAGACAGCGGATAGGCTGGACGACGTAAGCGAATTAACACAGCAAATCACAACCGAAACACAGCAGCGGCAGCAGCAGGACACGCAGCTAAACAACAACATAAATTCTACAATTGAACGTGTCTCTGCGATTGAAGGCGCATATGTTAAGTCGGTAAATGGAATCAGCGGTGCCCCCAAAATTGTAGCCGGTGCAAACGTAACCGTCACCCCAAGCGGAAGCAATATCACAATATCGGCAACCGGCGGTGGGGGAAGTGCTGGAGTAAGCTCAGTTAATAATGTGACTGGCGCAGTAAATCTTGTTGCTGGTTCTAATGTAACAATTACGCCTTCCGGACAGAATATTACCATTGCAGCAAGCGCGGGAAGCAGTGCGGGCGTTTCTGATGTAAAAGTTAATAGTGGAACGCCGTTGACTGGTTCGGTTGATTTCCTGGATGGCAGCGGAATAAACATGACGGCATCAGGAAACACCATTACGGTGAATAACACGGGCGTTAGCAGCTTGGGCGTCACAGGGGGAACTTCAATTACAGGAGATGTAAAATTATTCGCTGACCCTACAACGCATATTACAGTAACGCCTGCACAAAACCGCATCAATTTTGGGCTTAGTAATCCGATGAAATTCCAAACGGCAAATGCTTTGGGCGTAAATACTGGCACAAATGGATTTGCAAGTCCGGTTTATTCGTTTAATAAAGTTACATTGTCAAGACAAGAAGGCGTGGATACGCCGATAATGGCGCATTTTCCTGGAGAATGCCGAGCCACTGTAATGAGCGTGGGTAAAGGGAACTTTGCCGATAGTTCCGGTTTTGACGCTCAGGTTAACTTTGAAAATGGCATTTACGATGGCCTATACATAGCTGTTTTGAATGTGGCAGACAAGACGGTTTATGCATATGCAGCCGGAGATGAAATTTTTCGGGATACGTCAGACCTTAGTATTCCTTTTGCCTATATTTGGATATCTACAGATGCAGCCGGAAATATAATTGACTGGAGCTACGAATTGATCGGCGCTAAAGTCCCGGAAGAACCTAAAAGCACGCTGGGAACAGTATGGTATTATGATCCGGCAACATCCCAAAATAAAACTGCAATTATTTTTATTCAACGTGTTGATAATACGTACATTATTCCGCCATTTACCTTTAATCAGGCGATTCCAACTACTACCAATAGCTCGGGCGTTAGCAGGTTTTTACGGTTTAGCGCGCCTCAATCCAAATCGGCAGACTATAGCGTTCCCAACGCCGGGCTTATAACGATATATGAGGCGCTTGAAACTGATATGGGCGTAAGCACACAGGCTTCATATGTGTTAAATGTTTCTGTTAGTAGGCAACAGTTGATCGGTGACGCTACGTTTGAATTGAGCATATACGCCGGCAGTACCGCAAAAACAAAGAATGGGTTCTCATTTAGCGGGTGTGTTATTACGGTATAATGCCTTTT